GATGTTTGGTTCAAGCCAACACCGTTTGTACGTCCAACTAACCAAGATGCACGCTATGCGCAAATCTTGTCTTACGGAAACCTCACAACAAGCAACCGCGCTCGTCAGGGTCTGTTGCATACGTTGACTGACTAGTAAATCCGATTGGTGGGGGGACAGGTTGTTCCCCCACTAGTCAGATCGGAGCATGATGAGAGCAAATGCAATAGCTTACAATTCAAACGCAAGACTTGCAGGTCAAGAAGGCAGAGCAGTTGGGGGCGCAGCACACGGCAAATCTGGCAATATACGTCAAGTTGCTGGTGTTTCTGAGTTCGCTGAAATGCCTTTAGAGTCTGCTTTTTGTTCAGGGCAAACTAAAGCTGGAAGCGATTGCAAAGCTCATCCGATTAAAGGAACGCAGTTGTGTGCAGGTCACACACAACAATTTGAAAAATTTTTAAGCGAGGCTGAGTAATGCCTGCAATGACCCTAGATGATATACGTAATCAAACTCGTGATGTCATAGATATAGACTCAAGCGACATTAGTGACACTGTGCTTAATCGCATTATAGGGCAGGGGTATGACACTATTGCCTACAGTGAAAAACGATGGGGGTTTTACGAAACCGAAACAACGTTTCAAACTGTAGCTGGAACTTCCGATTATACGATAGCCACAGTTGGTGCTAACATTACTCAAGGCATTCGTGAAGTAATTGCTATTCGTGATGATGATCATGTAATGGCCTATGTTGGTCGTGATGAGGGTGACCGTGACAATCCATTGGATGTCTCTACCAGCGGTGATCCTTGGGAATGGAGTTTTTGGAATGACACTGTTAGGTTCTACCCAACACCAGATACTGTTAAAACTATTTACGTTCGTTGCGTGCGGTTTCCTACTGATTTTCCTAGCAACGCAGCCAGTGCTGCAGGGAGTGAAACGCCTGATTTGCCTAATCCGTTTCATCCTGTTTTAACTACATACGTTATAGCTAAAGCGTACCTACAACAAGAAGATCCTGTGATGGCTAATCAATACATGAATCAATACGCTATGGAGTTAGATAACGTTGCTAGGCGTTACGCTGACACTCCTGCGCCTCAGCCAATGATAGCTAATTCACGTACTTCTACTAGGTACATGATTGGAACTGGGCAATTGCGTTATGCCAGTACTGGTGGAGTTAGATGGTGATTTAGATGACTAAACGTGATTTTCAGCTAGCGATGCTGAAATCTTTTTCTGGTGGTCTAAATTTTCGTGCTGACCAATTTGATTTGGGGGAAGATGAATCCCCTGATTTGTTAAACGTTACTGTAGATCCTCGTGGTGGCGTGCAAATACGTAATGGCGTTATGCGTAGAAATGGAACAGCATTAAGCGCAGACGTTAAGGGTATTTGGGGCTTCCATACAGATGGTGGAACCAACAGGTTAATGGTTAATTACAGTACTAAAGTTGCTCATTCAGCTTCTGGAGATTTTACTGATTTTACAAACATTACTCCTCGGACAGATGGTTCTAGGGTTTATGGGATAACTTTTAATAACGTTACGTATGGGGTTTCTTATGACAAGGTTTCTTTTAAATGGGATGGAAGCACTGATGCAGATTTGGGGACAACACTTAATGGTTCTGCAGGTCAATTTCCACAAGCGCAATATATCGCCCAATGGAACAACCATGTTTGGGTTGCCAACACCTACGAAGGTGGAAACACAAAATATCGTTTAAGGTGGTCTAACCTTAACGAAGCAGAAAAATGGTCAGCAGCAGATTACGTAGATGTAGACAAAGGCGAAGCAGGTGACTACATTACTGGCATTGTTCCCAACGGTGAAAGATTAGTGGTTTTTAAATCTAACGCTATCTACGCAATGTATGGTTTTGACAGTGACAGTTTTCAGTTAGTTAATATAACTAAAACAGTTGGCTCCATTCCTTTATCTAGCCCTGTTTCTACACCTTATGGTGTGTTCTTTTGGCATGATCGTTCAGGGGTGCACGTATTAGGTGAAAATGGAACTGCTTATGTGTTTGAAAAGTTAAAACCTGCTATTGATGATGGGCGAATAACTTTTTCTAATCCACCACAATTGGCATGGGCCAATGAGAAGCTGTACGTTTCTGTTGATTGGACTTACGCTGGCGCTACTACAAGAAGAACGTTTATTTTTGATCCTTCATTAGGACAAGGGGGCGCTTGGGTTATGACTGACATGGATGCTGGCCCGCTGTTTGCGTATCAACCTCCGAATAGTGAGCACACTTTATTTGGTGGCTGTGTCGCTAACACAGGAAGAGTCATAGCCATTGATGACGATGATGACAGGGTTTTTGACAAATATGTTACGGACGAAGACAACATTCCTTCACATTTCGTGACTCCTTGGATGTCTACAAACAATCCTGTAGTTAAAAAACGCTGGGGTAAGCCTCAAATGGTTACTTTGGCCAGATCTTCTATGCAATTGACTGTAGAAGTGTATAAAGATTACGATTTTGCTGATTATGCTAAGACCTTTCCTGTGGATATTACTGGTCGTGCAAGTATTTCTGTGTGGGATACTGCTACTTGGCAAGAACCTTCAGGGAACAACCCTAATACTGGAGCTGCTATGCCTGCTGGTAGTCAAGGAAACGCTATTTGGGGGTCAGAATCACAATCGCAAATTACAGATGTTAAAAGATTGCCTACTTTAGGGACAGCTAGGGCTATAAGTATGAAGATTATTGGACCGACAGCTACCAACTCCGAGTGGCAGGTAAATGCGATAGGCTTTACGTATGTGCCTAGAAGGATGAGATAATGGCTTTAGGAACATTTAACAGTTTTACAGCAGGGACAACGATAGTTGCTTCTCAAATGAATGCTAACTTTGCAACGGTCACAACGTGGTCAAGTGAAGTAGCACGTTTGGATGGAGCTGCGTTTACTGGCGCTTGCACATGGACTAATACAATAACGGTAGGTGCAGACGGAACAGGTTATGACGTTAAGTTCTTTGGCGATACTACTGGACGTTATATGCAGTGGGATCAATCCCAAGACGAATTGCATGTTGTCGGCACAACATTGCTTGAGGGCGATAACGATATAACTAGTTTTACTGGAACAACTGGCGGTGTACTTAAAATAAGTAATAACCAGTATGATGCTGGCGATTACACTGCTTTGGACTTTGGGTACAGTGGTAGCGCCAATCCTTTGGCTCGTATTGCAGCGAAAATAAGTGGATCTGGTACTGAATTAGCTTTTGGGACTTCTGATACTTTTGGGTCAGGGATCACTAATGAATCTTTAACTATTATTCCTGATGGAACAGTCACTCTTAAAAAACCTACGCAAGCCAATAACACAATTACGGTAGGCGAGAATGACACAGGGTATGACGTTATATTCTATGGGGACACTGCAAGTAAAAAACTTACATGGGATACTTCTGCTGATGCCTTGCTAGTTGAAGGCGCATTTTTTGCTAAACACAAACTACAAACAGGGCAAACTACATTTCAGGTAGCTGGTGGACCTTATTTTGACTCTACTATTTCTTTAGGTGCTTATGGGTCAATTGGTACGCAGGGATCTTATAGAACTTCTATCACTTGGAACTATGAAAGAGGCGCTGACAACGCTTGGCATCATTTGGATATTAATAGTTACCCACAGGCAGGTTCAGTAGAAATTGGGGATACTGGTATTTTGTTTCAATACGATCCAGATTATGAAACAACACATACTGCAGTGCCTGCGACTAGGGCTTCTATAACAGATACTTTATTTAAAGTGGATGTTCCTACTCAATATGGTGTAGATGGAACAGGTTACACTGCTACATGGTATGGAGATACTTCGGGTTCTTACATGCGGTGGGATCAAGCAAATGATGATCTTTATTTTGATGGAGACGCCAAAATAAACTTGACTTCTACTACTCCGAGTAGTGCTAATTATCAAATTGGTTTTGCTGAAAATTACCATATTCTTGCTGACAACCAAGGAACAGGGTCAGATAGCTCACGAATTTGGATTTCAGGAAATGATGGTGGAAATTGTTATATTGGACCAAGAGCTTCTGGGGCAGTTTTTGATCAGATCCATCTTCGTGGCGATACGTATGTTGTCGGTGCGTTATCTAAAACTTCAGGTACTTTTGACATTCCTCACCCTGTTAAAGATGGGGATTGGCGTTTACGTCATTCGTTTATTGAAGGACCGACTTGTGACAACATTTATAGAGGTACAGCTATTGTTTCTGGTGGTTCTGTAAGCGTTGATTTAGATGCTGTTTCTAATATGACTGATGGAACTTGGGAAGCGTTAAACACTAATCCTTGGTCTATGGTTTCTAGTTCTGGAAACGCTGTTACGTGGTCTTTGTCAGGAAAAATTTTAACGATAGAAGGTCCAGATGAAGCTGTTTGTTGTTGGATGGTCATTGGCGAACGCAAAGACCCAACTATTATAGAAAGTTCCACAACAGATGAGTCTGGAAAACTAGTAACAGAATACGAAAATCCAGACATAAATATTGATGCAGACGAGTAGCAATGGAAACGCCATTAACGGAAGATAACGTGAAGAATTTCCGAGTGTCTTCAATGACACTCGGTTTCTTAATGACAGTTATCGTGATAGTGGCAACAATCGTATGGTCAGTATCTAGCTATTCAAACAAGATAAATCGTGTAAGCGAAAAAGTAGAAACATTAATTGAAAACAGTGTTACTCAATCTGAATTGCAGCAATTGCAATTTCAGATCAATTCGTTAAATCAGCAAGTTACGACAATGGATGAGATAATTCAAGAACTTTGTAACGAAGAGGAGTAGCTATGGCATACAAACCTACTCGTAAATTTGTTACAGAAGATGGTATAGCTATTGATTATGAATTAAGGCAAATAGCTAAACAAATGCCTGTTGGTGGTGGGGGAACGATAACAGGCGTTACTGCTGGAGAAGCAATATCTGGTGGGGGTACTACAGGTACAGTCACCGTTAATTTCGCTCCGTCTGAGTTAAGTGCTTTAACTGTGGCTTCTGACGATAAGGTAATTGTCGCCGACACAAGCGACAGTGATAATCCTAAAACTGCTACAGTGTCTTCAATTGTTGCATTGGCTCCGCAAGGAGATATTACTGAAGTAGTTGCTGGTACGGCTTTAACTGGAGGAGGAGACACTGGATCTGTCACTCTAAACTTTGCTCCTTCTGAATTGTCAGGAGTAACAGTAGCTGCAGATGACAAAGTAGTCATAGCAGATACAAGTGATAGTGATAACCCCAAAACAATTACTGCTTCATCTATAGCTGCTTTAGCTCCGCAAGGTGACATAACTGAAGTTGTAGCTGGAACAGCTTTATCAGGTGGGGGTTCTTCAGGTAGCGTAACTCTTAATGTTGCTGATGTCGCAGTTGCACAGCTTGCTGACGCTGCTGTGCAAACAAGCTCAGAATCTTTTGCGGATAACGACACTAGTTTAATGACAAGTGCTGCTATTCAGGACAAAATACTTTCTTATGGCTATATAACAGGAGTTACCAACATAAGTGGTAACGCTGCTACTGCAACTGCTTTACAAACTGCACGCACCATAGGTGGCGTGTCGTTTGATGGCACAGGGAATATAAATCTTGCTGGCGTAAACACCGCAGGTGATCAAGATACGTCAGGTAATGCAGCGACAGCTACTGCTCTAGCAACAGCTAGGACAATAGGTGGGGTTTCGTTTAACGGAACTGCAAACATTGATTTAGCTGGGGTAAATACTGCAGGTAACCAGAATACGTCTGGGAATGCTGCAACAGCAACTGCATTGGCTACTGCTAGAGCTATTAATGGCGTTGATTTTGATGGTACAGCACCTATTACTGTTACTGCTGCTGCAGGAACCTTAACTGGAACAGAGCTGAAATCTACTGTTGTTACGTCTTCTTTGACTAGCGTTGGCACTCTTTCTTCTTTAACTGTAAGCGGTGCTATTACTCCTGCTACCGTAACTGCTTCAACAGTTACAGTAGCTACAGATGATCTTGTTTTAATTACGGATACTTCTGATAGCGCTAACGTTAAGAAAGTAACAGCTCAATCTATAGCTAATTTGGCCAGTGTTTCAGGGACTCCTGCTGGTTCTAACACGCAAGTGCAATACAATAACAGTGGTTCTTTTGGTGCTGCTTCTACCTTGACGTATAATGGTAGTAAATTAACAGTTCAAAAAGACTCTGCTGCTGCAATAGTGCAAATAGGCGCATATCACGACACTGAAGCTACGGCTCCGACTCTTGAATTTCTTAAAGGTGATGGTAGCGCCGCAAGTCCATCTGCTGTGGATGATGACGCTGTTCTGGGGCGAATAAATTTCTACGGATATGAAGACGCTGATAGCACTGCTCAAGGCGCTTACATAATGGCACAGGTGGATGGAGCTACTGGCGATGGCGACATGCCAACTGAGTTGCTTTTCGGTACTTCTGCGGATGGCAGTGAATCTCCTACACGCCGTTACCGTATCGGCCCTGATGGGGTGCATGTTTTCGGAAGTGACCAATCAACCTATTTGAACATTAGGCAAGGGGCTGCTGGGACTACTGGTCAGGTTCGTTGGACTTTTAATCAAGATGACACTGCTACTTATGCCACTATGGGCATGGTTTATGATGATCGTGCTACTGATGGTTGGAAGTTAGACACTGGTTACCCTATAACTATTGACGGTAAAGAAGGTACAAATGCACCGATCCAATTTAGGGCGAATGGTACTCATGTTGCACAGTTTGACACAGATGGTGCTTTCAAAATTACTTCAAGTACCGCTAAAACGCCTGACGCCAGTTGGTCGGGTCAATTTCAGATTAGCGCTGGCACAGGTTCTGCATATACAGGTGGTATAGCTATAGATAATACCGCTATGTGGGTTGGGCATAATTCTGGTGCTCGTGAACTTTATCTTGCTACTGATGAAACAGCTAGATTAAAAATTGCTGCTACTGGAGAAGTTACTCTACCAAACGTTCCTGCGTTTAGAGCGTACAAATCGGCTGCTAACAAGGTGACCACAACAGGAGCAAATATATGGGTTTGTGACACTGAAATTTTTGATAATGGAAATGACTTTAATACCAGTGACGGCAAATTTTATGCACCTGTAGATGGCTATTATTTCTTTACTATGCACTGGTTTATGTATACAACTTACAGCAATGATACTAATACTTATTTTGGTTTTGTTGCTACTGGCGATAACGCATGGTTTAACCACGGTGTTGAAGGTCAAGATGGTGGTCAATCTATTTCAGCGTTGTTTCATTTAGATGCAGGCGATGTCTGCTATCCTTATATTGCAACATCAGGTGGAGTTATAACAGCGTATACGTCTGCGAAATACAATGCCTTTAATGGCTACCTAGTGGGATAAGGAGGCAATATGGCCAAAACATTTACAGTAACAATCACTGACGCTGAAGAAAAAGCGTTCTATTGGGAAGTAGTAGACCCTGAAGAATGGGTTGAAGGCGCTGTTAAAAACAAATGTCGCAAAACAATGGATCGCTTGTACGAGCAAGAAGTTAAAAGAATGACTAACGATGACGATGTTACTTCTATCCCTGCGGATAAAGAAACAGTTGTTAATAACGCTGACGTTAAAACAGCAAAACAACGTGAAGATGAAGAAGATATTGCGCTATTATAGGCATTAAGCAAATACTGAAAGGTAACAAATGTCAGTAACAGAAGACCAGCAACAGCAAATAGAGATAAGTTTAGAAGATGTGCTTAATATGCTGTCCCCCAGAGGACAGCAAGAATGGGATTTGGCTATGAAAAAAGCTGAAATTCATGCCGTAGAAACGTCTTTGAACTCTGAGGAAACACCTGAAAATCGGGACAGTTAATACATTAATATGAGATGAGTTCTACATATACTGGATCTGGATCTGGATCTGCGTCAAGATATACCACCTTGGGCTACGGTTTAAGTGATATAACTTTAGCAAGGCAAGGTCTAGAAAGACAAAGCGCTTTACAAAGATTTAATCTAGACAGGCAATTTAAAGACCTGAGCAAACAACAACGTGGTCAAATGAATCAACGTGGAATGATAGATTCAGGTGTAGAACGCAAGGCTTCTGAAAGACTTGCTGGAGACAAACAGTTAAGTTCTTGGAATTTAGAATCTAATATTATGGAAGCTCAAGCGCAGTTAGATCGCCAGCAGTCAATGCTGGAAGATCAATTTTCCGCTGGTGGAATGAATGAAGCTATTACAGATGCAATGAGAAGATTCGGAATTGCGCAAACTATGCAAGGTTTGGTGTCGTAATGCCTAATGGTAATGGTCGCAATACTAATATTGATCAAGCTCTTATGGAGCAAGATTACAGCAATTTTTTTGTATCACCTAATGCTTCGCAACCCATACATGACGCTAATGTAGGTAATTTTTTTACGCCAAACACTAGTCAAGCTTCTGCTGTGCCTCACGGAATAGGTGATTTTTTTACGCCTAGTGTGTCTCAGCCTACTTTTAGCAATGTAGGTGCAGGTCTAGGAGATTCATACCTTACGGATACTGGCACATATTCTCCAGAAGACATAGCTGCTGCTCAAGAAAAGTATCCCATGCCTAAACCTGTAAATTTTAATTTTGGTGGTGGTAGTGGTGGTAGTGGCGGTGGTGGTGGCTACGGTACTAATTCGTATGACGACATTTACGACCAGTTGGCTCAATCCACTAAAGAACTTTTTGAAAATGTAACTAGTAAAGATTTCACTTCTCAAATTAAGGAATTGGCAGAGCAAGGTCGGATAGATATTGAAGACATGTCTCAAGAACAATTGAATTTTTTGCAAGATTCTTACGACAGGAGGATTTCGCAAATAACTCAAATAGGTTCTGACCTTACTAGCGAGCTTCGTATTTTGGATTCTGCAGGTCGTGCTGAATTGGACGCTATTTCTGAATCAGCTTTAAACAGGCAAAGGGAAGCTGCTGGCGCTGAAGGTGACCGCTTGTCGGCAGCTCGTGGAGAACTTGGAGAACAGGTTTCTTCAGAGTTTGAAGAAGTTGCTGCCTTAACTGCAGGTTTGCGTGCAAATACTGATGAATCCAATGCTGCTGCTATGGACAGGTTGCGTACTGTTTCTAGGATGGCTTCGCAAGAGCGTCTTGCTCAGCCAGCTAAGTTAGTTGCTCAAGCTCAATTGGCTGTAGGCGATGAAAAGTTTAGGTTGCAGAATCAAATTAAACAGGCTACTTCTGACGCTTTGCGTCAATTAAATGCTAATGAACGCCAACAGGTTCTTGATGAAGCTAAACGTTTGGCACAACAGGGATATGCTCAAGATATGGCTTTGGCTCAATCGCTTCAACAGATTGAAGCTCAAAGAGCCAATACGTACATTAGGGAAGAGGAACAAAGACGTGCTCGTGCTGCTGCTGCTGCTGCTGCACAGAATAAAGCTGCTGCTGAAGCTCAGCAACTTGCAAATGCTGCAGCAATACTGGGGATAGATCCACAGGTATATGCTGCTATGCCTGCTTCTGCTCGTAATACTTTGTGGGATCAGCAATTAAACCCTGAAGAAGTAGAAGTGCCTGAAACGGATTATGTAGCAATGACCAATGCAGCTCTTTTGGGTATGGACGTAGAAACTTACCTCATGATAGATCCTACAATTACAGGCCAACGAATAGCGGAATTGACTGAGACTCCTGAAGCTCAGGGTCCAGCTCTTGATAGTCATGCACAAATTGCAGAAATGTGGGATAACACTGTTGCTAGTCACGCTATGGGATTAAACGAATTACAGAAACAAAAAGCTGACGCTATTAATTTGTATGGTGGCGACTCTGATAAGGTAGCCGATATTGACAACGAAATCGCAAATTCTTATACTGCATTAGGTGGTTCGACTTCGGGTATGGGAATTAAAGTTGATGCTGCGCTTAAATGGTTAGATGCTTATCAGCCTTATGTGCCTGCTCAGCAAGGAACTTATACAGCGCCTATACAGGGGGCAAGCGTAGATGGCGAATTTAGTCCTACAACTACGACATTTAATGACCCTAATAGTACGTTAAATCCTTTTGCTACTACTCAAGCTCAAGCAGGTTATACGGTGACACCTTCTTTTGCTTTACCTCCTGTAGCTGCCCCAAGCGGATCACAAACGGCAATAGATTATCTTCGAGCTTTAATCGCTAGCCAATCGCAACAACAAATAAATGAGACAGTACCTCAGTTGAACTGGCAAAGTTTTCTTAAGTAACGGATTGGAGCAATAATGGCATTGTCCAATACGGAAATGGCTTGGCATGCAGTACAAAACGCTGCTTTAAAAGTTAAAAGCGGTGCAGGTTTAGAAACTGGCGCTCGTGAAAAAGTAGATAGTCTTTTTGAACAATACAAAAAAAATTACGAACCAACTGTTACTCCTTTTCAAGCTTACGCAAATGAGCATATTAAATTCAATGCTGATTTAAATGCTCCAATAGGTACTGCTAATTGGACTCCTTCTTTTGCGTTAAATGAAGTTCTTAAAATAGGCGCAAACAACGACTATAGAACTGCTGATTTGTTTAAAGAACCTGACGCTCCTTGGTGGGCTAAAGGCTTAAACGTTGTTGGGGTGGCGTTTCGTCCTTTGGGTATTCCTTTGGGAATAGTTGCTGATGCTTGGAGGTCTATTAACGATATAGATCAAGGTCTTTCAGGGATGATTATGGGTAAAGAAGATCCTTGGAAAAACAATAATCCTTTTACGTGGGAAAGAACTAAACAAACTTTAAAAATTTATTCTGGTCAGAAATATTATTCATTTGGTGAATGGTTACAGGATGAAAATTGGTTGCAAGATAGTTGGTCTACGCAAGTTCCTATCAATCCTCTTCGCCTTGTAGGTGTTGGTCCTGATTGGAAGATGACTGTCTCTGCGTCTGGTTTAGCTGCTATGGGTCCAGATTTGATTCTTGATCCTTTGAACTGGTTTGGTGGTTTGGGCGTTTATAGGCACCTAGGTACTGCTGCTGCTAGAAACGGAACTAAAGTTCTTAAAACTGCTACTCGTGATGCTGTTTCAAGTGCTTTAAGAAACAACTTCAAAAAAGCCAATGGCATTCCACTTGGCGCTATTGACGAGGCAGACCTTGCAAGTAGGATTAGCGATAGAGTAATAGATGACCTTGTAAGTCAAGTTCAAGTTTCTGCTGCTAATGCTTTGGATGAAGGTGTTAGTGTTACTGAAGCTATTACAAGCGTGTTTAAAGAATTTAAAGTTGAAGATGTTCAGCGCATTAACATAAGTGGAGCTAGGGAACTTGCTGGAGGATCTGCTCTTGGTATTGCTATCGGTGACGAAGTTATTGATCCCATACGAAGAGAATTTTGGGGAAATGCGAAATACGCTTTTGATGGGCAAGAAGAAATTGTTGATGAGCTAGTTGAATTTGCGGAAATTCTTTTACGTGCTCAACAAATGGGTAGATCTAGTTTGTCTGTTGGCGATATAAACAAATTAAAAAACTGGGGTGTAAAGCATGGCTACAACCAAGATCTGATGAGTAAAGCAGATTGGTTGGCTGCTGGAGGCGCACAAGTTGATGACACAGGAAAAGCAATTGATGGGCTTTGGCAACGAAACGAAAAGGACTTTAGAGATCTAAGCAAACAATATTCACTTGGGGATGTTGTGAAAGCAGAGTACGGTATTAAAGCTCCGTTTACTGGGGATATTGCCAGATTTACAAGATTGCCTTTTACCAAAAAAAGTTTTGGTGAAAATGGTGCAACTTTAAATCAACTATTAAATTCTCGTGTTCTTCCTCCTAATTTAAGGCTTGCTGATAGGCAGTATGGAATAACTGTTGCTCGTTTCACTAACCAATATGCTGACAAACTATTTAGATCGCTTCCAAGGGCGTTTCGTGGAACGTGGGGCAAAGCAAGGAAAATGCGACCTGATAAAACCGTAGGTATCGTTGGAAGAAATCTTAATGGTGGCATGGCGAATGCTAAAGCTACTATTAAAACGTCTGACAATCCTTGGGCTGTGATGGCAGCTAAGGAATTTATCAACACTGCAGGAATGGGTAGAAACGTTTCTCGTAGGGCTTTTGTCCAACTTAATAAACAAGCTGCTAGGTATTTGGAATCTGTTGGGCAAACCAAAAAAGAAAGTGCTGCACAACAACTAATTAAAAGATACGTTAAAAATCTTGACGGTGAAAGAATTATTGGTGATGGTTCAAATTCTTATGGAAGAACCATTGACGAGGCTTTTGATAGGGCTTTGATGTCTGCCTTAGAAGGCGATGTTAAAGCTATTAAAATTTTTGACGAAATAGCTACAATAACAGGAAATGACCTTGTGGATCAAGGGCGTAATGCTTTTGCTTTAATGAGGCAATACGCTAACAAGACCGCTGGTGTAGATTTTTTAAATAATCGTGAGTTCTATTTTCCACACCAATTAGATCCTGAGTCTTTAGCAGCTATGAGAAGGACTGCTAAATCAGCTAGAAAAGGGCAAACAGTTGATGGTGGGGCCACCAACGCTTCTTTAAAGCGTGGGTATTTGCCCCCCGATCAATATGTTGCAGAATTCAAAAAATGGGAAAAGACCGCAAAACTTTCTAAAGACATGACAGAGGAAGCCAAGTTTGCAAAATTTGAAAAAGAAACAGGTGTTAAACAAAAGTTTATGGGGGTTGATTTAACTGAAGTAGCTGAAGGCGGTTCTATCCCTGAGCAAATCTCTAAAATTTTAAGAGATTACGGTATGGATGATAAGTTCTTTAGTCACGATATTGCTTCTGTAATGAACAACTACGTTAAAGGCATATCGCAACTTACTGGTGGGCATTGGACAGAGCAACAATTCGTTAAGGGTGGATGGGCACCTAACGCTAGCGATTGGATCTCTAGCGTAGTTATGCCCGACATGACTTCGGTAAAAAACACTATAAGCCTTAATTTGCAAACACGCAAAATGGTAAAAAACCAAGACGAAATAGATGAACTCATTGTGTTGTTAGCGCAAGCTGATGCTCAAATACTTAAAAGCACTGATGAACGTTTAGCTGGCTTGTATGAACGCAAACTTGCTTTAGAGCAAGAGTACGAAGAAATGCTTAATAAAGCTAGAGAACATCGCAATTACACAATTGGCGCTGAAAGAAATTACATTGAAGCTAAAGGGCGCATGGTTGAACTTCAAGAAGAAATACAAACCATTGTTAGTCAAGAAGAAGAAATCTTTTTACGTACTAGAAAATTTGTTAATGGTGAAATAGGAATTGAGCAATTCCCTGAGTTCCAAGACATGTTAAACAAAAACCAACGTTTGCGTGAAATAAACCAAGAAATAAACGCATTGTTTTTAGGTGGCGAAAATGAATTGGGGACAGACACTGTTTATTATTTCATTTATGACAGTCTTCGCTCTGGCGTCCAAGCAAGAGCTTTGTTGATTTCTCGTTTGGAAAATAAATTTGGAAGCGTTGATGAAGCAATGCGATGGGTTCAGGCGTATACCGAAGCTACAGGGCAAGCGTCTCAACTTAATAAGGATTTAGTGGCTCAACAGTTCACAGGTCAAAATCCTGTAGATCTTGGGTTGGGGCATGAAGAAATACTTGAAATTATTGAGAACATTCCTGAGGAAGTGGATGGATTTGCGCAAACAGCTTTATGGGTTCTGACGAATCAACCAATGCGAAACTATGTTGATGGAAATGCGTTTAATGCTTTAGAGCAAAGAATTTATGCGTTGGCTAAAGGCATTATGCCTGAAGACATAAGAGAACAATTTACTCTTGAACAGCTTGCTGCTGTTCTTGAAAATGTGGTTAATGGGGAAATAGCTCCAGATCCTGCGAAATTGCAGCTTGCTAACCAAATAATGCAAGACACACGAGATATCGCAGATGAAGCAAACAGGTTGAGGGGCTTGTTTAACGATAGGTACACGAATCCTGAAGCGGTTGGTGCTTTGCCTGAACTTGCAACTGTTACTAGTATCGATGATCTTACGGATCAAGAATTGCAACAGATTATTATGAATCAAGCATTTGATAATAATCCTGAAGCTACTGCTCGTTTAAGGGGGCAACGAATTAGGGAGGGCGAAGGTGCTTTACCAGATGAAGCAACGCCTGATGCTATTGAAGGAACTTTGCGTGAAGAGTTAATAGATGAATATAACGCTGAGATAGATAGGTACAGGAAAGAATATGTTTCGGGTTCTCAATCTCTTGATGAGCAAGTAGGACAAACTTTAGATGAGTCTCAAGCTGCTAAAGAACAATTGGGTGATCAAGTTCCTGAAGATTTTGCAGATGCTGGCATTAGTCAATTGCAAGAAGAAGAGCTTCGCAATTTTCCAAGACCAAATCAAGATGAGTTGCATTTTTTAAACACAATTGAATACCACAGATACACTCCTGATCAAATACGAAACATATTAAACAATGGGTATTTAAACACTCCTGCAAGGATTCTTAAAGTTGGCAATAGGCAAATGAGCTATAGGGAAGTTAGCGAATTTTTTGATGAAATGTTTTTTGATTTTGATCAGAACAGTTTGGGCGAATGGTTCAAGGCAACGTATTGGGATGAAATGATTGAAGATGCACCATATAACACGCCTTTAACTTTCTTTAGAGCTTTAGAAGTCATGGATGCTCAAATAAACAGGCAAATGACCGAGCTTGACAAGATAGCTAAACATTTTGGCGTTTCTGAATATGATGAAGCTTTAGATGGCCCAATAGATTTTTATGGGATACCAACTGTAGAAAATGTTGAAAGCTGGAGAAGGATAATTGCTGGCTATATGAATGCTGGTTTAGAAGAACAAACTAATACACTTGTTCATCCTGTGGCTTCACAAGAATTAACTAACGCTACTCGCCGTTACTATTTGTTAATGGGTAAAACCAGATTAGCAAAAATAGAAAATTCTCAAGACCTTATGGACATTGTTCAAAGCTATAAAGCCAAATTAGAAAATTCTAAAGAGGTTATTCAAGCTGAACTTGCAGTTAATCCGTTTCACCAATTGGAAATGGTCTACGAAAACATACGTGTTACTCGTGAGCAAATAACGAACCTTGATAGTGCGTTCTCTAAAACTTCTAAAGCCATTGACGATGGTATAGACGTTCCCAGTTATGATGAATCCTTCCCATTGGAACTAGATACGATCTCTCCAGAAATGCGTGTAGATCCTGCTGTTTTGGGGTTTGAAGGTTCAGAAGCTATGCGAAGCACTGGCCCTATGGACCCTGATGCCCTAGATGGGATTTACCAATTAGGTGACAAAGAATATTATTTGGTTAAAAGCTATACGGTTAGTGGCGCTGACGACAACGGAAGACGTTTAGATAGGGCACAACGTGATCAAGCTGTGCTTGCTTCTAAGGTGTATCAACTTTTGGGCATTAAAGCGCCAAGAGTTGAAGCACGAACTCATCATGGGATTAGCTACACAATTACTCGGTTAAATCCTGATGCTGCTCTTTTGCCTTTAGATGAGGTTGGTAACGACTTGGTTAATAAAGTTTCGTTAGGTTTTATGGCTGACGTTCTTTTGGGCAATTGGGGAGTAATGGGGCGTGGCGCTAAGACCAATGTTGGCGTAACTTCTGGTCTTTTGGACGGTGGCGAAGTTGTTAGATACGGACTGGATGATACGTTCTTTACTTCTGGTGGCTTTGAAAAAGGGTTAGATCCTAGTAGAGAATACCTTGTTTTAGATTACGTTGATGGGAAATTAGAATTAGTACCTAGGCGTCCTGAGTTTGTTTCTGTTGACCCAGAAACTCAGCAGATAACTAAATATGTTCCTGAAGGTTTCGCTGAAGAAGATGTTCTTGCTAAGCAAAAATATGATGCTGAAGCAATCAGTTATGAAAAAGATTTAAAAATTTGGGAACAAGATAGCGCTGAGTGGCGCAGTTATGATGTTGCTTTGCGCAGGTGGGAAAGAAAAAATGGAACTCAAGCTGTTCTTTCAAATGACATGTCAGAAGAACAAATTTATGAAACTGCAAAAAATGCGATAGCGAAACAAAAAACTGCTGAAGAGGGTCTTGTCATTTTTTCCAATGATGTTCCTATTGATTACCCAATTGAATTGGATAATAAGATAAACGAGATTGAAGAAAAACTATTACAGGATCTTACGGTTGTTAATGTTGAAACTCCTGCACCGACTCCTCCCCCTCGTCCTCGCCCTGCTAAAAAACCTCCTAAGGCTCCTGAAAAACCTAAAGGTGTTTCTGAGCCAGCTAAACGAGGGACAGTTACTTACAAAGAAGCGGATGGGACTGTAAGGACAAGGGCAGCTAGGAAACCTAGCAAAGTTGAAACTGAAGCTCGTAGGGGTGAATATGTTTCTTCTTGGCTTGAGGCTAAGGGGATTGGTAAGAAAGACAGGATTTACGGAACTCGCTATACGCAGTGGAGGCAAGCGCAAGCTGCTGAACGTAGAGCTGCTAAGAAGATTAGAAAAATACAAGAAACTACTGACGATCCTGAAGAGCTAATTGCTAGAGTTGTTGGCGATTTGAATGATGAATTAGATGATTTGTTTAGATCTGTTGATGACATATCTAAAAGAACTTCTGTTGCAGCTAGAACGCCTTTAAAGGCGGATGGTACTCCAAGGGTTCAAGCAATTGGTTACGATTTGACTCAAGTAATGGAGTTGGGTTTAGGCACAGAAATATATGGTTTAGCAAGCGCAACTGGTGAAGAGTTTTTAGTAGGTGCTGGAAGCGCAGATTTTCTTTCTTCTCAAGTAGACGAGCTTTTAAATGCTCGTTTATCGGTAGGAGGTTGGAGAAACTTTGTTGAAAACGTTATTCCTTACGCAGACGAAGCTACAAGAGAAGAGCTAGCTGAGTTTCTAGAAATGCGCACAATGTATTTAGCTGAGTATTTACAAAAACCATATTTAGTTGATGAAGATGAAATGCTTAAAGCTTTTGCTGCCGACATGCTTCCCCAAGAAGCCGTCTTAGAAGCTTACAACACTTCAGGCAAAGAGGGCGTGCTAAAACTTTTAGACAATGTGCCTGCTGGTGGTTACGATGAAGGAGTTATTGAATCGGGAGTTATTGACGGAGTTCCCCAGTTTCTGGATTCTGGACCACGTAGAACGTTAGCGCCTTTTGCTTATAGAGATGGGGTAAGTTACAGAGGTTTAGGTATTGACTTAAGCCGTGGGGATATTCGTTTTTACGGACTTGACCCAGACTTACAAGGAGAAGTTCAGCCTGTGCTTGAAGGGCTTTTGGGGTTGAGTGAAATCAATTGGAATGGTTTGGACATGAACTCGTTTGTTGATTTCAACGAGTTCCAGATGACGCTTGTTGATTTTTTCACTGAATTAAGCACAATTAATCCTGCAGGTAGAAAAACATCGCAGACAGAGCTAGCAAAATTCACAGATGAAGTGTTGAGGCTAGTAGCTTGGAATGGTCCTACTAGGCAAATGCCTTCAGACATGATTTCTGTGGGTGAACGCCTTATAGATGTCATGTCTCGTGTAGATGGGATAACTTTAGACGAGATTTTAAGAATTGTTGGCAAGGATGCTTTGACCAGAAAACAGGTAGCTGCCATAGACATGCTTCTCGTGAATCCGTATCGCACAGGTTTATCTGAAAATATTGAACTTTCTGTTCCATTAACAGGTGTTTCTCCTGATGCTGAAGAAGGAAAGGTTTTTGTCAATCACTTAAAGGGGATTTGGGATGAATCTTCAGGTGTTTACAAGGACGTGCCTTTCCGTGTTGATACTGTTTCGGGTGCTGAAAGAGCTGGTGGAATTAAAGCTATTAGTGCAGTGGCTAAGACACAGGCAATTATTGGTTCCCCTGTTGGGAACAACATTCTTCCTTTGATGCCTGAAGGCGGAACCTTTCAAGAGGTGTTTGAGTTTGTTTCTTGGAGGGATAACAAGTACAGGCAAATAGACATGGCTATGGATGGTTTGACAGAATCGCAAGGATTGCGATTGTTTATGGATGACTTGGCAGAATACATTCGTGTCACAGATCCAAGTAACCCTTCTTACAGGCAAGAAGTCCTAAAGGCGAAAATGCAATCTTATGTTTACGCTAACAGGTTGTTTAGTTATTTGTCTCAAAGTATTAATAAGACTGGAAAGAATAAAGAATTGCTTGACCTTGTTGTCAAGCAATATAAGAACTCTCTTGTTAGCGATGGCTATATAGCTACCTCTCAACCTCGTACAATTGCAGGTGGTCGCAGGGCTTACAGTAAACAAGCTCAAATGGGATTGATAGATTTGTCTGAAGTTGCTGATGGCGAAATGACAGAAGTTGCTTCTCGTAACTTGACGAGAGAACAAATCATCCAAGGGAGACAAGCAGGCAACCATGACGAAATGTCTATAAAGATGCCGTTTGTTATGGATGTTAATGTTGTTGACGATGCAGCAGTAACGATTGACAGGGAGCTTATTGAGCGAACTGTTGATCAACGGATACGTGCAAATGCGCTAAAGGCTGAACCTGAAAAACTTCCTTCTAGGGAGAAAATGATTGATGATGCGATACTTGAAGTTGCCCCAAACAGGGAAGCTTTGATTCGCCGTTACGAAGAGCAAGTGCGTACTGCTTGGGCTGATCCTTTCACAAATGGGGAAGACGTTGCCTTAAGGAACTTTAAAGCAAAAGCTTTAGGTTACAAAAACTTTGATACTTTGTTACGTGATTTAATCCAACGCAAAAATGAAGTGCGTCAATTGAAATACAATCACAACAACTTAAAGGCAGCTTATTTAGACAGACTAAAGACGCTAAGCGAAAAGCACCGAATAGGCTATTTGAGTTTAGACAAAGCGGAGATATCTGATGATTTGCGCAAGTTGCGTCAATGGCTACCTGATGATCAATTGGAAGAAAGCGGAATCATAAAACAGCTTGGGGATGTTGAAAAGCAAATTTTGGCTGAACACCAGATAATGGAAAACATTCAGTCTAGGCTTTTACAATACGAAGATGCTCGTAACAATCTTCAAGCTTTGATCAATGGCCTTGACCCTGATCAAGCTCAAACTTTAGAAAGTTACGATGCTATTATTGACTTGGCTAGTTCTTTAAAGCAAATAGGAATTGCAGACATGGAACAAGCTGACGAACTTTTAGGCGACTTGAACAACGTCAAGTATTTGGTTGATGAAATAGAGGTTCCTGCACCTGATCAAATGGGCAACAAAACCAAATTGCGACTTGAAGAAACTTTGCGTTATCAAAACAACGCATCTAGGAGACCTATTGGCTTAAATGCTCAATCTTCTGAGTCTTTGCGTACAACCATGATGGGCAACACAAAGATGGGGTTGGAGCAGGGCAAGCCTAGCGGCGCTTTTGGGAAGTATTACGACAACGTTCATAACATCACTAAAGGTTACATGATTTTGAAATCTGGGTTTTTGGCTAGAAACTTTTATGGCGCTGTGTGGATGAACTACTTGGCTAACGTTTCGCCAAGTGCGTACAAGTCGTTTTCTACAGCGTACAAGTATTTACGGTTGTCTGAACAACATGCAGATTTAATCATGTTTGATCCAACCAATACAAAGAAATTAAGAAAAGCTGAAAAAGCTGTAGCTGAAGCTCGTAAAGCTACAAGCGCTAAAGACATCAACATTGTTAAACAAATGTACGACACAGGAGTTATTGGGAAAGAAGGTAGCGGTTTTTACGCACAAGAATTTATTCCTTCTGAAAAACGAACTATTAAAATAGGTAAAAAGAAATTTAGAACTAGCGTGCGTGTCGGAAAACATGACATAGATGTTAGGTCTTTAATTCCTATAAGTTCGCAATTCGCTCCTTTGAAAGGTTTTAGGAGAGTTAACTCAAGGGTTGAGGATTATGTAAGGGGCGCTTTAGGGTACGACACTATTAATAAGGGTGGAACTTTGGGCGATGCTTGGGATCAGATAACAAAATATCATTTTGATTATTCTGATTTGAGTCCAGCAGAAAGAAACGTTAAAAGGGTAATTCCTTTCTACACATTTACAAGGCACAATGTTCCCCTGCAGATAGGTCAATACTTTAAACAACCTCAAAAGTTCCACAGGTATTCTCAAGTCATGCAAGCTTTGCATGACAAAGAGCAACCTGAGTACGGTCCTGTGCCTGATTGGATGGTTCGCCAAGGCGGAATAAGACTACCCAAAGGAATGAACTACAACGACAGACCTGTTTACTTTATTCCTGATTTGCCCATGAGATCTGTTTTTGATTTGTTGGGTGAGCCTTTAGGTAAAGCAACAAAAGGAGATGTTGTAGGCGGATTTGAATCTGCGTTTTCTGGGATGGGTGGAATGGTCACTCCTTTGGTCAAGGGACCAGCAGAGATTTGGCTTAATAGGAACATTTGGAAAGGCTATAGTTTCCAGAACAAATGGGAAGAAGTTCCATTTTGGGCGAAGCCCCTTTTTGAAATTATCCATACTTCAGGCATGACTGATTCGGTACAAAAAACCCCTGATGGGAATTTGGTTGCTAGAAGTAATTGGTTGCATGGAATTACACAGATGTTTCCATTAATTAATGACCTCAGGAGAGTAGCTCCAACTGAGGAGAAATACTCAGAGAGGCATTTCTCTAATATTATGAGTTACTTTGCTGGAATAGGTACAAGGGTTCTTACAAAATACGAGGTCCAACAAGAAATCACATCTGAGTACTATGATGATAGGCAAGAGAAATATGACCTTAACACTCAGTCTAGAATAGATGAGGCGATTAGGTCATTAAACGAGTAGGGACGAAAAGGACATTAGGTATGAAGTATACGACTCGTAAAGAATGGGGAGCGATTGATTCAGGGAAGCGACTTTATCCGTTTCGTGTGCCACCTGTCGGCGTTATTGTGCACCACACTACTGGTGCTTCAACGATGCCTTCCGAGCGCATAAAGAATCACGATAGATACCACACTAAAACCTTAGGGTGGAGATCAATTGGGTACAATTTTTTAGTCGGAGAGAATGGGGAGATCTTTGAAGGTCGTGGCTGGCACCAAGGTGCAGCTACTAGGGGATGGAATTGGAGAAGCATTTCTATCGCTTACATTGGCTCTGGGGATGAAATAACTGATGAAGCTAAGGACGGTTTTATTAAGGCTGTTGAAGGCGTGCGTGAAAAGTATGGGGAACAAATTTGGATAAAATGTCATCGTGATTATGCAGCTACATATTGTCCTGCTGACAAATTAGCTGAGTGGGTTAAGGCAGGAATGCCTGATGTTGTAACTAATCCTACGACTATTGATTTTAGTGGGATACGCCGTTATTTGTTGGATATTGGTGTTGAGTTGCAACGTAAACCTTTAAAGCGTGGCTCTAAGGGCAAATACGTGCAAATGGCGCAACAGCAACTTAATGTGCGTTTGCCAGTGAAACTTGTTGTAGATGGAGTTTTTGGTAGGAACACACGTAAAGCTGTGCTACGCTTTCAGAAACAACACCCTATCTACAATGATGGGGTAATAGGACCAGTGACATGGAGATATTTGTGGACAGTGTAAAAGAATTAAAAGGTGAATTACTTACAATAGTTGGCGTTATTGCCGTTGTTGTTCTTGCATCAGTGGGAACAATCGGTGGAGACGCTGCTATTGCATTTATCGGTGGTTGCCTTTTTAAGAATCCTGTAGCTAAAGCTTTAACTAAAGATTTTTAATCTAAATCATCTAATTGCATAGGTAGCATCCATATTCCGAAGGAATACATGGACGCAATTACACAGTAACCTACTAGATCAGCTATTGTGTCTTCGGTTGCTTCGCACAATGCGCCATCTTCCATGTCATAAGAACGCATGCTTAGATTTTCTAAGCGTGCTATTTTGTCGTGCATCCTTACGAGGATACCCTCAACTCCGAAACGTTGAATGTTCATGTGTCCGTAATCATGTTGTTTGGCAATTAATAACGGTAGCAAAGCTGCTGCGTTGGGTATATCAATCTCTTCGTTCTGATCTCCTGCATCTAAAACTAGTGTTGCAAACGCTGTGAACCAATTGGCTATTACTGTTCCGTCTAGGTCATCTTCGGGGACGCCCCAGACTTTCATGCAGAACATGTCAAATTCTTCTCGGATTGCTTTTAACAATCCAAAAAATCCGTCTTTAATATCTGGATGTTCTAAACCTCTATCTCTGGCGTCATCTATTCTGAATGCCATCAAATCCGCTGAGTCTTCCCAGTAGGTAGGCGTTATGTTTGGGGGGTTATCCATTTAAATACTCCTGTATTTTTGTGTTGTTTTTAAGTTCTTCTTTGAGTTTTGCAAAAATCTTATCTCTTTTGCGTGCCAAAGTTGTTTTGGGAATTCCAAGTATGTGTTGGACCTCTCTTAAGCTCAGCTTTTCAAAAAGCAAAGCGTTAATAATCCATAGTTCTATGGGTTCCAAAACATCTAGCGCACCCACAAGCACTTCTCGCAATTCGTGTTGTTCCTCTAAAGATATGTCTGGTTCTCTATAAGGTTCCGCTAACATTAGCGCTTCCATAGCTGTTGCTATTTTGTGCCTTTGTTTGCTGTATGCTTTATCAAATATCCAAGATGCTTCTATTGGATCAAGTATGAAGTCACGTTTCCCCATTTACCCATATTAGGGTAGCAGGGACCGCATAGTACTTTTTTCCCTCTTTAAATGTCTCTATTTCTGCATCTTTGCATAAATTCGTTAATGTTTCCCATTCAAGCATTGTTACCCTGTCGTTAAAAGAGTCGTAGATAAAGAAGAGCAGGGGGTGAACCATGTTCCACCAATCTAAAGCTTTCCATTTATCAAGTTTTAACTTGAGTTTCTGATCTTTGCCTATACCTTGAACTTCCACTAAATGCGAGGAAGTTAAATAATCTGGTGTGTGCCTTATCTCTAAAGGTAAAGACGACATTTTTAATGGCGGACGGTTTAACCCATATCTAACGAACCCCTTTTTCCAAGAAGTTTCAAAAGCTTGTTCAGCTAAATCACCCATTAGTTTAAATCTGTGTTCAAAAGCTCTGTCTTTGAATTGTTCCATGTTATACCTTTATTGCGTCTATTTTTACCACTTGCCTATCGTTAGCGATTAAACCTGATCGTTGGATTCCATCAAGTGCAAGCTTGATGTAATTGTCTAAATCGCCACGCAAAGGAGAAGTCCAACCCTCTTCTTCTGTAATCTTTACGTATGTACTTTCATTAGAAAAAGTAATTGTCACGCTTACTGGACCTTCAAAAGATTTCCATCTTTTGTCAACTGCGTCTTCGTATAGTTCTTCAGCTTTAATAGTCTCTATTGGTGTATATACTTTACCTCGCCGAGTCATGCGAGGGCGACCCTTTGGTCTGGGTCGTCCCTCTACAGTGAACTCAACGGATCGTTGCTCTGCTTTTTGCGTCTTCAACGATTCTTTGGATTTGCTTTTGCCCATCACGCCTCCCTGAAAATTTTGGTCCTTCTGGATACCATAGTCCAAGACGAGAGTCTAGGTCTGCGGTCCATGAAACTATATCAGAAATAGCGTAATTTGACTCCCACATGGCCCTTGCAAATCTATGCAAGAAGCCATGCCGTCCACGACCTGCGCCTTGTCCTGTGAGGAAGTATTCAACTGGTCCGTCATCATACATTTTTCGGGCTGCTCCACGCAATTTAGATCCGTCCATTGTCATTAATGGCTCTTTGGAGTATTCACGTGGTGGGGGTAGATCAGCTTTGGGTTCTTTATATAGGTGTGAACCTGCTTCTAACGCTACCTTGCTTGCTTTACGGTCAGTTGCCGTAAAGACAAATGAGTTAATATCGTAGGCTTCCCCTGTGTGATTAATCATCATCTGTCTACCTTCAGGTCGCAAACAACCGTAGGGCAATCTCATGTAGTTACCTACTGGTCCGTCAAGTGAATCTTGCTTTGGATACACGGCGTCATAAGGTATGTCGCCTAGTTGCATTACACCTTTTAATACTTTACGTATTAATTTGGCAGTAACCCATTCCTCGCAAAATACCCACACATGGCATCCTTTGGAACGTGAAAGCTCAACCCAACTAGGTATGTCTAATGCTCTGAGTATTGTCTGGGCATTAAAAGCGTAGTCTAGTGAGTCGTCGCCTTCGTCTATGTCTATAGCACCCCAAATGCAATGCCACATATCTGGTTGCATCTCTGTGTATTTGCGTTCAGAGTCGTAAGCCTCTGGACCTTGCATGTCTAGTTTGCAGTGTGGATCGTAAACCATTGGGTAAATACCTATCATCTCATCTTCACGAGTCCCGAATAGGTGCTCTTCCCAGTTTGGTTTTTCCCATTTACATCCGCCTTCGTTAGTGCCGAAAGCGTTAGGGAAGCCTTTAAATAGATTTATGAAGTCTTGTGTAATGTCAGACATCTATTTCCAACTCCCTTTGCTCCCAAGTAACACCTGCCTCAAGCAATCGTCCACTTGGGTCTATTGTCAGGTTGGCTTCGGCTTTTGTGCCTTCGCCAGCTTTGTTTTTCCATAAGCCTACGCTTATTTCGTTTTGGTACCAAGAGCGAGTCTCTTCGTCTAAGCTTGTGTCATCCCACCTACGCCATGTTTCAATCACGAAGTGGCTTTCTGACGTTGAGCCGTAACGACCTGAGTCTATGCCTCCAGCAGTTCCACGAGTACCAGAACCTCTACCTGACTGATGAAGCATAACTCCTATTATCCGCCAGTCGCTTACGAGTTGTTTAAAGGATTCAATCTTGGCTTGCACGCTTTGTGCATCGCCAGTGCCTCCCCTGATTAACTCTAGATAGTCATATACCAGAACATGTGGACGTTCACCGTCCCATAGTTCTGTTGACGCTATCCTCAGCGCTTTATCTAAATCATCTACAGACATTCCTGTAGACTCAAAGTGTAGGTTCTTTTCGTCTTGCACTATTTGCGAAGTACGCTCCCAAGCTTGCTCATCTTGACGCATCAGCCTACCAAGCCAGTCAGATTGGCTGACTTGTAATTTCATAGCTGAGTAGCGACCCCAGAACATTGTCTCAGTCTCATCTGGGCTTACCCAAAGAGTCCTGTGGTTCCTGTTCTTGGCGACCATATTCATGGCCACCATAGTCTTACCTGTATGCGTTTTGCCGATCAGCGTTACTAGCTGGCCTGCTCTTGCGCCTCCCAAAGTTGCGGTGTCAAAAGCATCAATACCAAAGCGCCACTCTCCGCCTGCACGAAGATCAGAGCGCATACGTTTCATCTGCTCTGTCTTAGGTGTAAATAATCGCTTTAGGTCTATGTCTGTGACACCATTTGCCTTTGGAACGACTGTTGGGGCAACAGTTGCCTGCTGCCCCAACAAGTCCATTGCGTCTGTCATAGTGAGACGCTTATTAGCCACTTATGCCTGCTAGCCAACCCTGTGGGTCGATAGGTGCAGGACGGTCTGACCAATTGAAAGGTGTGTTGTTCACCAATCCACCAAAGTAGCCTGATTTATTGGCTAGTGGGTGGTTGCCCTCTCCAGTCCCCAAACTGGGAGTGCCTTCGGCGCTAACACTGACACCCTTTTTGATTTTAAAATCTCCAAGGGCACATTTGCCTTTCTTTGTGACAGGGATCTCTTTGCCACGCATCACTTCTGCCCAGTAATCTGGTGGGAACTGACGTGCGCCATTTGCATAGAGCTTCCTGACAGCTTGATTATCCATAAACGCAGACTCTTGGGAACCATAAGTGATTCCGTTAGCTTGTTCGTGCATGAATAGTTTGTGTACCGCTGAGTAATCCTCATCGGCTATGTATTGTGATGTCTGTCCAGAAGGAGTTGTCTGCGCTACCGCACTGGGAAACGCATTTTTAATATCTGCTTCTGTAGCCATCGGTACAGAGCTGGGTGCAGTTGCATTATCACCGACTATGACGTCTTTCAAGTCTGTCAGTGATTCGGCAAGTGCTAGTGCATTTGCCAAAGCAAGTGACACACCACCTGTACCACCGTTGCTGATTTCAGCAACAGCCATTTCTACGCCTGCTTTTATGCAGACTTGGGCTTCTATTGAAGCCCTCTCATAAGGAGTCATGGAGTATCCCACGTTATTCCTCGCTTTCTGGGTTTTTCTTACCCTTACACTGTGTCCAAGCTGGACACCATTTTTCACTACACCACCAACCGTTGTCGCCCAAGAGCCAAGCTCCTGATGTGGCGTTTTCAACGTATTCGCAGATGCTAGCGACTTTGTTGCGTAGCCAATCATAATCTGATTCGCTACGTGTAAATTCCATTGTTCCCCAACCTTTATTGTGCATTACGCCAAACCTAAAGTTGGGAATGCCTAACGCCCATGTGTAGGCAATTGACTGGACATCCCACCTATCGTACTGCCAACGATCTCTCGTATAGTCAGCCTTAGGGAACTTCCAATCCCACAGCATGTGCGGTTCTACTAAATCTACAGTGCCTCTGAGATATACGACACGCTTGTCGTCCTCTATCAAGACCTTGTTGAAATCTACTTCAACCCCTATTGGGTCTGTGATCATTGGTAGAACATTTTCGTACCAGCTTTTTATCTTCTGGCGACCCATCATTTGGGCTTTGAGCGCATCACCGTATGAATACCAGTTGTCTACGTTCTCTGCGAGTATTTCCCAGTAGTAATCTAACGCTTCGTAGCAGTCATTTAAACTCATATCAAAACCTTGACGCATGTGATTTATTGCGTCTTCAGCTACTGAATGGCAAGCTGTTCCTAGATCAGCGCCATCATTGTTTGGTTCGCTAACAGTTCCAAAGATAGAGTGCTTAAATCTTTCCATGCACATATCTGCAGTTTTTATAGATGACTGCCTTACCCAAGTGTGAACCCAACGTCCTTGTTCATCTTTATGAATTGGGTATTTAATCACGAAGACCTCCTAAGTGATACTTAGTACCACGATTTCCCTTAACAGGAAATCGTGTACTAAGTACTAGTATAAATATAGAGTGTGACATTTTCTTTTCCAACCTCATTCCTCTAAATAATCAGAATCAAAGCTTTTGTCCCACTCTCCTGTGAGTTCGTAGCATTGTATGATCAAGCAATCGTCTGCGCTAATCTTTGTACGAAAGCCACTCCAACCTCGCTGTATAGACATATATCTAAGGCTAGTTCGGGCAGACTTAATGCTCTTATACATGTAGAGATCTCTGTCTGGATGCAACTTCCAAACACGCCCATCCAGCCACTCTGGGTCACCTCTGAAAAAACGTCCTTTGCCTTCGTTCTTTGGGAATTTATCTAATACTTCAGCCATCTTCCCTACCTCCTATTTCTAGTGAATCTAAGCTTACATTCTTAGCCGTTAAGCTAATTCCAAACCTATGTGACTCCCATATATCGCTAATAGCATCACGAATAACCATTTCTACGCTGAAACTGCCTTCATCCCAGTCAGCATACGTATGTTCTAGATAGTCGTCATCTAAGGTTATTTCTGCATCAAATTTAATTGCCATTTTGTATCTCCTTAAGTACTTTAGCCATTAAGTCAGCCATAGCCATTAAGCCCCAAGTATTGCGCATGGGAGCCATAGCTTCCCATGTGCCACAGTCAGAGCAAATGTGTGTTTTGTTGTCTACCCTGCTTAAAGCATGTAGCTCATCAGGGAATTTTTTCCTGCATAAAGGGCAACTTACTAAGTTGTACAGCATGTTTTGTGTCCTTTCTCTAGCTCTTTTATGCGTTTCTTTAATTCACGTATTTCCCTTAGATAGGTTTTACGTTCGACCATTTCAGCCGTGTTCTCTTTAGGGCTAATTGCCTGTAAATGATCTGGATTTACACATGAACGATTGTTGCAAATGTGATGGATTACCGATCCTTTGGGAATTGGCTTTACCCAAACAGCATAAGCCAGCCGATGAGCACGAACATGATGGCTAGGTCTTTTGGGTTTAGGTTTGCGACCACCAACCCCTAGCTTTTCCAGCCTGTCCCCCCATCCTCTAATATGACATTTACCATACCCATCGTATATATCTATTGAACCTGTCCATGTCCAACAGTTATCTGTTTTGGTGTGGCGCATATCCAAAAATTCTTCAAGGCTTTCTGCTTGCGGAAGGTATGACGATGGAAAAGGGTAACCGTATTTACTCCATGATTGATAATGCTTTGCACATATACCACGAGCACGAACTTCTCTTTCACAACCCGAAACTTCACATTCAGTGCCAGCCCCTGTTATGTTTTTAGTTTTACGTTCTCCGTATTTAGCTTTGCGTTTATAATTACTCATAGTCATAGTCTTCTTCGTTAACGTCTTCTTCCACAACATTCACTTCATATACATAATCCTGTGACAGCGGAGCATGGTTCCAAGCAGAATCTGGACCTTCACGTTCCTGTTCTGCTACTGCCATTGCTTCTTGTTCACTTTCAGCAACCACTTGTGTGTGTTCACTGTCTTCGTATATGTATACATGTACTACTTCATAAAGATTCGGCATTTTCTAACCCCTTATAAGTCCAGCCTTTATCTATGTGCATTTGCACTCCCATAAGCCCCTTGAGCTTGTCTTCTGTCATGCCCTCCTGTTGGCGCAACTCTTCAAACAAATCCGTATAATCAATAGCTTTAGAAACTTTGGTTAGATACGTGCTCCATTCGCCAGCCCTTAAAACCACCCTGTATTTCCACAAGGACTTTGGGGTTGCAATAATTTTTTCTGCCAGATTCCCTATACACCAACGTTTCCCATGTAAACGAGTCATCATTTTGCGTATGTCTTCTGTGTGTTTAGCACGTATTAAATATCCGCCCTTCCAAGGCATGATTAAGTACGCACCATCTTGGTTAATAAGTATCATAAGATCCTCCTAATGGAGGTGGGACCATCGCCTCAGAGAGGGAGGTCAAACTCTGTTCCAAAGAAATTAGGCGACAGCCCCACCAAACCTGTATTTATACTAGCAAACTCTCAGGACGATTAAGCTCGTCTTTGAGATATTGTTCACAAGCATCAGCAAATGGCGTGACTCCCTCAAGAGCGGAGAAGATGGACTTCTTCTGTCCAGCGTCATAGCCCTTGTCGTCTTCCCATTTGAAATTGGTGTTAATGCGGTGTTGCTCAGCGCCTTGGATGGCGTTGTAAGCAACCCACATGTTTTTGTCGCCGTATTCGTCAGACTCTTTCTTCCATGCCCCAAACATGCTACCAAGTGTGCTGTTGTGTTTATTAAGCGCTCTGGTGCTTGGGTCTTTTTCAAGGTCTGGGACTATTGCATGAACCATGCGTTTGAACTCTTCATCTGTGAAGTTCTGGTCAGTAAATGTCCTTGCCATACGGACAAGTGCATCTAGTTGAATCTCTGACTTTTCAAACACTTCAGCTTGGAAAGAAATCCTAGTGTCATGGTTACGTGTAGCCTTTGACGATATGATCGCTAAGGTAATGCCCAAAGCATTTGTGCAAGAAACTCGCTGTGCCTTAGGTATGGTTGCAGTACGTTTTGTGCCGTTCAAGGACATCGTGCTGTAAACATATTGGACTAGCTCATCGCCCATAGGCAACTCTACTTCTTCTCCTATACGTTGGGTAACTAGGCAAAGACCGCCGTTCTCCCACGTTTGGACGCTTTCACAAGAGTTTGGAAACGCATTTTCCAACACCTCAAAGTTGTGGCTATATGCCTCACGTCTTGGGTATTTGGATGAATGTTGCCCGACTACTTCATTCGTGTCATCACGAACGAGGTACATTTGTTTAGGTTGCCCTTCATACTCGCCTGATTCGTAAACAGGAACCGTAAATTCTGGTTCTTGCCACGCTACAGCTTGTTTCAGGAAACCTGCTGGTAAATAGGATACGCTAAAATCCGCACCTACTTGTTCTGCTTTGAAGTGAACAGACGCTACTGGCGTAGAGTCGTCACCTCCAGCAAACATGTGATCTCTGCCCCATGTCATAATAGTGACCTCCTTTGGTCATTGTTGTGTATATTTTATACGAGGGGTGTGACACCCCAGCGTTCTAAGTACGTTTAAGGAAGATCTACTCCTTGTACGTTGTGAATAACGTGCAACAAACGTTCATTGATCTTCTCTAAACGCTCAACTCTGAGTATAAGCATGGACATCCTATCGCCTGAATCTTCAGGTAGCATAAGTGTTTCAAGCTCATCTACACGCTTATTTAAACCATCAATGGCTACTTCGTCCCTTCTAAGGTCGTCTCCCATCAAGTCAAAGTCGTAGTCTTCAGTGTTCTCCTTAAGGGTATGTATATCTGACTCTAAGCTCTCTATGCGGTCGTTGATTTGTCTGTCTACAGCATTATCGAAGTCATAGCTTTCTACAACCGCTTCCACGATGCTATCAACGTCAACATTAGGACTTGGTAACTCGTTAGCGTCAAGAACTAGCCTGACTTCTATTTTTTCATTGCTCATTGTGAACCTCCCAGTTCAATAATTTGGTTTTGGAGGAAGAAGAACCCTCATAAATGAGGGGTTCTTCTCCCTCCACTTTAAATACTTTCCACATCCTTCAGGATGTGTTTAATGTTTTCAGGTTTGACAAAACGCCAATGCGCTTTACCACCTGTGAACATTTTTTTATCACGCCACCAAGCGTGTATCTCTACAAGCTCCGAGTCGTCTTTACAGACGTATATTTGGTGCACTCTGTATATGCCTCTTTGGTTGCGTACTTTAAACAAGCGCCCCTGTTCTAAAGGGAATCGCTTTCCTTCTAAACTCAGAGAGTCTACCTGTTCGTTTTTCTTGTAATAGCTCATCCAAGCCTCCTTACTTACCTCTTGTATGAAATGTGGGGCAGTTCCCACTACAGGATGCACATGGGGGAATACACATGCACCCTGTAGTAAGGCATGTCGCCATGCCCTACCACACATACCCCTTAGGCTATGTCTACACCGTGTGTGACGGCATTCTTTTTTACACGCAATTGCTCAGTTTCCCAAACAGTTGGTTTGCTAGCTAGCTTATACGCTGTTTTGAGCGCTTTACTGACCGCTTTCTTGTCACCCTTTTTGCTAGCTTTTGTAGCGTTAGCTATTTGGGCGTTGAGTTGGCGGTATCGCAACTTGTTAGCTTCTTTCTTACTCATATCTGCCTCCTATGGCATATATTATTAATTGACAATCTGTATTTCAGATTGTTCTTCTTTTACGAATCGGGGTGCAGGTCAATTACCTGTGCCTCGCTTGTCAAGAACTCTGTTATCTCTGGGGATTCGTTTATTCTGTCAATAGTTTCAGCAACATACGCATCTAAGATCCTTCTTACGATGGGGTCGCTTCTAAGGACTTGCATTACAAACTCTCCAACATCCATGTTGGAAAGATTCACCATATACGGTGGCACTGGTAGATTATTGAGCGATAAATGCCTCACATAATCGTTGATCAGTTGCCTACCGAAATAACGTGGAAACTCAGCTTCAGGACCATACTCTAGAAACACGCTGTAACACGTCCTAGCCAACCTGTCCCTATAGTCAGTAATACTGGCAACATCTGCCGTGAACAAAGCCAACGCTCGGACCTGCTGGTATGGCGCCTCAGCTTCAGGACTAAAACCCCTAGCCACCTCACGCACTATGTCCTGTGCACTTTTTAAATCCCTGTAATGCAAGATACACCCCACATACAGGAACATGGAACAGCTCGCCAATACGAGCACTGCAATATCATATATATTCATCTGATCTCCAATCAGTCGTGGACAATTACATCTACGTAATCGCCTGCATCTACTTCGTAACAATCAGTGCTACGTATAGCCAAATGCTCAGGATCAATCAAATAATCCCAATCATCAGTCATGTAATCCTGATCAGTCCACACACCTGTATTCTGATCGAACAACATACCCACAGCTTGAGTACCCATTTGAAACGCATCCTCATAATCAAGGGTACGTCTAGGGTCCATACCTAAAGCACTAATAATCTCATGCTCACCAAGCGTGTACTTTTCAGGCTCAAACATCGCTGGATTCTTCCAGTTAGCCCAAAGCTTACGCATCTCAGGATCGTCCGTAATCGTATAATGATCTGGCAAATCCCAAACAGATGCAGTGCTAGGCGCTTCACGTCCACCCCAACTCTCTGGGCGACCTGTAAGCGGATTGATATTTTCAAATGTCATATTGTGACCTCCATCACTTGATTTTGGAGAGAGAAGAACCCTCATAAATGAGGGGTTCTTCTCCCTCCAGTTGCTAAACCTTGACCAGCTCCGACACAGGCACATAGGATGCCTGCGATTGGAACCAACCAAACGCTCGCTGGTTAATAGTATGAGCCACATAAGCACAGTAGTACTTAGTTGCCTCAATATCATTGGTGAACCCTTGCACGATCATGATCGGCTCCGTCTCACCTGTATCAGTATCGGTCCCAGTCCCAGCAGTAATGCTGAACACAGGACCACCTGCTTGATCCATCGTAAACCATGCTTGCATGGCCTCAAACGAATAATCGTTACCGTCATCGTCAACCAAAGCCAACGTATAGGTAAATGTATATTGGTATTGCTCAGCCATTTGACCTCCCAAATGGTTCTAGTGGTAGTTGTGAACCCTCATAAATGAGGGGTTCACTAACTACCAGATTTGCACTAATCGATCCAGACATACCTCACAGGATCACCGAGTATATCCGCATCTGTTAGCGTCTCTTCATCACACTCCACGCACCCTCTAAAACAGGTCTCCCGTGAAGAAATAAAGCCGACATTGTGACACTCACACTCACAGTCGTGTTCAAATACCAAAGCAAAACAGTCCATAGTACCTCCCTATGGGGTTGATTGAGGGAAATGCACACAGTGATAATATCACCATGCACATTTCCCAAGAGACTAAGCCAATTTGACTAGCCTACGCTGAATAGAATCCCTCACGCTATTCCAATTCTCAGGTGTAAGATCCAAAGCAGATTGCAAATGCTCAATCGCTGACTCTTTCTCACCCCTACTCAAAGCCAAAGTACTTTGGCTTTTCTGTGCATTAATCTTCCGATTCAGGACAGCATTAGCCGTCTTCTTAGCCGACCTAGAAACCGTACGTTCTTTCTTGCGTGGTTTCTTCAAAGCCTCCCGAACCTTCGGTGCATCTTCAGCAGAGACATGGACTTCTTGAAGTCCTTGCGCCCTCCTGATCTTTGATCCAAGAGAGAGGACAGCCTTCGCCTCTTGGTCTGACATATTTACGACAATCATCGCAAACTCCCTTCACCGAGCCGACAGTTTTTGCCTCTCGGTATTAATTATTAATCAAGCTAAAGCTTGATAATTAATACCGAGAAC